GTACTACTGGTACAGGTAACATCACTCTAGGCAATGCGACAAGTACTGTTACAGTGGGCAATGACCTATCTGTAGTGGGCGACAGTGTTCTAGGCAATGCGGCAACAGCTAACTACTTCATCGGTAGTGGCGCTAACTTGACAGCAATTCCTGGCGCTAATGTAACAGGCTCAGTTCCGTCGGCAACAGTTGCCGCTAGTGCCAACGCAGTTGCGGGTGCTAATGTAACTGGTGCTGTTGCTTTTGCTACTACTGCTAATGCTGTAGCAGGTGCCAATGTATCTGGTGCTGTTGCTTTTGCTACTACTGCTAATGCTGTAGCAGGTGCCAATGTATCTGGTGCTGTTGCTTTTGCTACTACTGCCAACGCAGTCGCTGGCGCTAACGTTAGTGGCACTGTCCCTTCAGCAACAGTCGCCGCAAGTGCCAACGCAGTGACAGGTGCCAATGTATCTGGTGCTGTTGCTTTTGCGACGGTAGCCAATGCAGTATCACAAGCTAACATCTCTGATCTATCAGCGACTCTCACAGCTAATACTATCGCAGTTGTGGGTAATGTATTACAAATCACGATCGGTGGTGTAACTTATCAACTACTGGCTGTCTAACTAACTAAATATACTACTATGAGACTAACCCAATTTACAACTAACGAATCCCGCCGCGCAATTGGCCCGATGCTAACAGAAGCTCGTCAATATAAATTATGGGAAAGCGCCGGTCAAAAGTTGATGGAGTATAAACTCACCGATCAACAGATTCAGCAAATCTTCCAACAAGTTGAGCAGGGCATGACTCAAGCAGGTGGCAATCGCACAATGCTAGGTCAAGGCAAAGACGCAGTTAGCGCAGTGAATCAAGCGTGGGAACAACTCAAGGGCGAGATTCAAAATAGTAAGCCAATCAAAGGTGTTGATGCTCTATACGATCAAGCGGCAGAGAAGCTAAAGTCAGCAACCGGTGGCGACGAGGGCTTAATGAAGTATGTCAATAAGTATCGTACATTCGCCAAGAAGCATCCTATCGCTCAAAGTTTTATCTACGCTGCCTTAGCTGCCGCGGTGGGTCTAACAACAGCTGGTCTAGGTGCACCAGCGGCATTAGGCTTGCTACGCATGACAGACAAGCTACTACAAGGTGAAAAGTTTTCTAGTGCCGCTTATTCTGGTGGTAAAACTGCCGCTATGTCTATGCTTGCTAAATTCTTCAAGAAGCCAGATGCCGAGTTGCCAACAGAAACACCTCCAGTTAAACTACCAGATGGCACAGAATATACAGTTCAGCCAGGTGACACGTTGAGTCAAATTGCTGAAAAGAATGGCGTCAGTGTAAAAGATATCATGAACGCAAACGCAGGTCAGACCACCCCAGCTGGTGAAGTAGTCACATGGAACGACCCTAATGCTCTTACTGACGTTAACCCAATGGGTGATGCTATTCCATCTGGTACCGGCGTTGAGCAAACATACAACGTAGCTCCAAAACTAACAAACCCAGACGTACTCAAAGTAGGTCAAAAAATTAACATCCCTGGTAGTTTAGGTCCGACACAAACTTACGCTGACGGTGTAGGTACGGCAGCCGATACATGGGACAAAGTAAAAGACGGCACATACAGTGCTAGTGAAATCAGCCGCAATCAAGCCGCTAAATGGGGCTTAGATGGTGCTGGTAAATATAACCCACCAGCAGGTAGTGTTACTGACACAGCCACAGACGCCGCTATGAGCGCTCCTATTCCAGCTGACCAAGCTCCGATGTACCAAGCAGATGCTGACCAATATGATGATGGCGCTTCTCAATTAGGTCAAAATGCTGACATGACTAAAGTAGCAGATACCAATCAGGGTCGTCTAAAGATGAATCAGTGGCGTCAAGAAACAGGTAGCCCTAACGCTAAGCCAGATGTTCCTACCGACTCGGCACCAGCGCCAGACGCTTCATCAGTAGTACAGGGCGGTTCACCATCACTATCTTTAAGTGACACTGGTAACGGCATCAAGGGTGACTTGACTCTACCAGATGGTAGTACAGTACCAGCACAAGCGTTTCCAGCAGACGGTATGCAACCACGTATGCCGTTCGGCTCACAAAAGGTAACAGTAGACCTCAATGGTCAGAAAGTTGACGCTTGGGTTTATAACGGCAAAGCATACATCAAAGACTTTGATACTAACACACTAAAAGCACCAGCACCTCAAATGCCAGCTTCTACTGGTAGTCCATTCTTTGATAGAATGAACAGAGCGGCCGCTAACGGGGTGAAGTTACGTGAGAGTCGTGCCGATTCATCCAACTTAACTGAATCACAAATTAAACGCATCTTCATCCTATCGTCACGAGTAATGATGAATGAAGGTATGTGGGACTCTATTAAGAGTGCTACGGGTAAAGCTGTAGACTGGGCACAGACAAAAGGCCACAATCTAACTACTAAAGTAACAGCAGACAAACTAAACTCAGCATGGGAAAAGGTCAATAAGCCAACAGATGGTGAAGCTATCGCTAAACTATTAAGTCAATTTGGAATTCCTCAACCAGTAATCGATGCTTCAATGAAGGCAGTCGGTGGCACTCAAGCTCCAGTTGAACCAGCGCAACAAGCTGAACCAGATGGTCGTATTGAACCAACAATGGATAAAGCTCAGCCTAAATCAACAGTGCCTTCTGTCAATACAAGAACGCCAACTAATATGGCAACTGGTGTTGCTAAGTCAGCCGCACCCGCACCCGCCGCGCCACAAGGCACATCATATGAGATTGGTAGTAAGAAGGCAGCACCCGCAGCACCTCAACCCCAAGGCTTCGCTTCTCGTGGTATTGCTGGTATGGATGCCGCGCCATCAGCCCCAGCTTCACAAGAGCAACCAGGCTTCCTATCTAGTTTCGGTACTGTAGGAAGAAACGCGGCTCAGCGTCAAGGTCGTAAAGAATTCGCTGAAGAAGTATCAAGACTAGAGCAATATCTAGAAGAAGTATCTAACAAGCTATTAGGCAACTACAAAGCTAAGGCAAGTATCGATGCCAGCGCCGCAGACAAGCGCGGTGATTTTGAGCGCGGCAACAAACGTTTCCGTGGTATCGTAAAAGCAACTAACAAGCAATTCGATAATGATGCTAAAGCTCGTAAAGAGAAAGAAGATGGCGTAACTGAAGAGATGATTGCTAAGAATCTACGTAATGAATTAAATCTATTCAAGCGTGGTCAAAAAGCAGATAAAGAATTGACTTCTAAGCCAAAAGACAAAGAGATTCAAAAGAAAAAGGTCAATGAGAATCGTGTAGACAGTCCAGTTTCACAAGCTCTCATTCGCCGCATCGTTAACCAACGTACCGATTTATTAGCTAAGTTTGGCCCACAGGCTGTTATGTCTGCGGTAGACGAGGTTGCTGATTGGGTAGGTGATGTTGATGAAATCGGCTCAAGTGATGTAAGTGCTTGGATTAGTCAAGTGGAGCGCTACCTAAGAACAGGAGCTGGTGAAGGCATCAATGAAGTTAGTGATGATAAGCTAAAGCGTTATATGCGTGGTGTTAGTGATGATTCACAAAAGCACCCAAAAGATCCTACAAAGCGTAAGCCAGCTAAGGCAAGTCGTAGTGTTACTGGCTTTGCTAAAGCTAGTAATCGTCTACAGAAACGTGAAGAGGAATTGGAAGAAGATTGCTGGGATGGCTATGAACAGATCGGCATGAAAAACAAGGGCGGCAAGAAAGTCCCTAACTGCGTACCAAAGAACAAAAAATGAAAATTACTGAACTATTAGAATCAATCGGAAAGCCTAAATTACCAGGTGCCACGAAGGGCATTAGTATTATGTCACCTGAAGAGTTCGCTCAACAAGATGAGGAACTAGACGAGGCGACAAAATTAGCCGCGCCTAGTCGTGAGTTCGGTGGCGATGAGTTTCAAGACTACATGACTCGAATCAAGGGCTCACCTAAACTTGACAAACAAGGTAATGTCAAGATCAACAAAAAAGGTGGCAAAGAGGCGTATGTATCAGGCAAGACTAAGGGCGATAAGTTCAAGATGCCATACATTCACCGTAACAGTGCTATCTCTTATCAGAATAGTGACGGTAGAACATTCGATGAGTCTAAAGTAATCGAAGCCTTAAAGAAGCGTCCAGAAAAACTTCTCAAGCAAAACGAGAAGATGAAGCACAGTAATGGTGTACTCGAACAGTTCTTCAACATCGGCTTCGCCGCTCTAACTGGCATTGCTGTAGATGAATCTACTGGTAAACTAATCATCGTCAATACTTGCCCAGGTGCAGGTAGTTGTAAAGTTGATTGCTTTGCGATGAAGGGCGGTAAAGTACAGTTCGAAGGTCCATGGCTAAGTGACGGTCGTATCTTAACGTTCTTACTCAATGATCCAGAAGGCTTCTTCAATAAACTATCAGCAGAGATTGCTAAAGAAGAGAAGCTCGGTGACAAGGGTGGTTATACTGTGACTATTCGTTGGCACGATGCGGGTGACTTCTTCTCACCAGAGTACATCGATATGGCTCTCAAATTGGCAACTAAGCATCCTGGTGTAAGATTCTACGCTTATACAAAGATGGCTAAGGCTGCTTTGGCACAGAAGCCAGGTAACTTCATCATCAACTGGAGTGAGGGTGCAAACACTACACAAGAGAAGCAAGTAAAAGCTGCCGACCCTGAACTAGAACAAACTAAGAATAGTCGCATCGTTCCTGAAAAACTATTCTATGACTTACTCAAGAAAGACGAGAAGGGTAATCTAGACAAAGAAGGCGCCGATGCTAAGGGCAAAGGCGGTCGTTGGGTAATGCGTGATGCAGGTGCATTGCAACAACTAAAACAACGCCTAGCGCAAACATACAACTTGAGTCCGAACTCTATTCTATCATATGACGAATACACTACTAAGCCTAAGATTCAAGGCATGAAGTACAATGTTATCGTTGCCCCAGGCGAAGGTGATATTAGTGCGAATGATCCAAACGTACTAAGTACATTACTATTGAGACACTAAAATGAGCAACGTACTAACAGAACAACTAAAAGTCCTACTAGCAACTACTAACGTACTTGCTATCAAGGCACAGAACTTTCACTGGAACGTAGAGGGTAGTAACTTCCCTCAGTATCATGCCTTCTTCGATATGTATTATAGTGATGTATATGGTTCAGTTGACCGTATCGCTGAATACATCAGAACACTGGACTCATATACACCAGGCAGTATGGCTCGTTATGGTGAACTCAGTGTCATTCAGGAACAAACAAAAATTCCTCGTGCCAAACTAATGTTTGCTGAGTTATACGATAACAATCAACAAATGATTGACCTACTAAAGATTTGCTTTAGTGCCGCTAATGACCATGATGAACAGGGTATTGCTAACTTCATAGCAGAACGTTTAGACTCACATGGTAAACTAGGCTGGCAAATTCGTAGTATTCTAAAAACCGAACGAGAATAAGAACACCCTACCTTAGGACCTTTACGGTACTCCGGGTGACCCGCCTGCTGGGTTGAGAACGTGGGAGTCGTGCCCCAACACTCAGAAGTGAGGACTAAATATAATATGCGCTATAACGAATTCGTCAACGAAGCAATCAACACAATACACTTGGAAGAGCCTATTAAAATGGCAATCAAGTCTGGTATCGCTCGTGCCATTGGAAATTTGTATAGCGTGAAGGGTAAGCATGAGGCAGAAGAAGCTGAATTCAATGAAGGCTTCACTAATGGCTTATTCGAAGAGTTTAAGAAGGTATTACTTGAGCCTAACAATATGGAAGGTATGGGTTGGTCGATTTCAAAAGAAGTTGTAGAAGTACTTAACAAAGAAACTAGAGTAGCTTATAAGTTTGCCAATACTAAAGATGCCGAAGGCACCGCGCAAGATATCTTTATTGAAATCAGCGATAAGTTTGTACCAAGATTAACTAAACGCATCTTAGACAATCTTCAGAACATCATATTAGACAACTATGGTGAGTATGAACTAATCGACGGCCTGTGGTTTGTCCTACGTTCTATTGGCGCTAAAGACAGAGAATATATGTACAGTTTGTACAATGACGCTGAGAAAACTATCGACCAAATAGCAACTACTACGATACACGAGTTAGTACACGTAACTCAACATAATAGACAAAACGAAATCGGTAGACACGAGCATGAATATCGTAGTTATCTAGATAAGAAGAAGGGCGAGTTCGCAAATCTTCACAATAACAGACATGACGGTGACACATCATCTAATGCGGACGATGAACGATATGATAAATTATACAGAGCTAGTCCACAAGAGATTGCTGCCTTCTCGCACCAAATCGCATTAAAGATGGTTAAAGATTTCAACGTTACTGATGCTACTGATCCAGAAGACCTGAAGTATATGGCATCTGCTATCAGTGCGGAAAGTATTATCGATTACGTCACGGATGAAGTAGGTAGATATTATCGTAAGCCTGAAAATAGAAGAGAGTATGCTGTATTCAAACGCTATGTGAAAATGGTATACAGTGAGATTCAGGCATATCTAGTCAAGCGTAAAGAGTATCTATCGAAGACCCTCAACGAACGCGCTATCGGCAAAAAGATGGGACATGACTTGTATGTACACCGAGATTACGTAGCTCAAACTCCTATCCCCCGAGATGCCTTAAAAGCTGCCATCTCGAAATTACCTAAAGATTATGACTATACAGCAGTCAAGTATAACAAAGCTGATGGTTCATTCTCATTCATTCAGAGTCCAGACTTTGATACCGCTGATGAACCTACAGTCGGTGTATCACTAAAAGTGTCAGCCGAGGGTAATGTCAAGCGAACTAATCCACCAAGTGATCCATGGATTTGGCACAACAAATGGATGTGGGTGGGTGATGATTACCGAGGCTTCGACGTAGAGAAGGCAAAGGCTCGTGGAAAGCAGTGGAAAGATGTTATTGGTGTTGACAAAGCAGTATCATCTCGCATCGGTAAGAAAAGCTATTGGGACACTAACATTGTTCCTAGATTAAAATAATAGTGTATGTGTATCGTCACCGCCACCGTAGAACCACAACGACTAAAAGTGGTTACAAAAAACTTCTAATTGGACAACAAATAGCGCAAAGTCTATTGACTTTTTGACACACTCTAGTAGAATAGATACTATCTATTTCAAAGGAGTATCTATGTCAGATGACGCAATGGACCAACACGGTCGCTATCAAGAAGAAAACGTTACCTTCAACGGTGACCAAAAAATCAAACTAATCCAAATTATCAACGAAGGTGGTCAAGTACTACGTGAGATTGATACCCTCAACGAAGGTCTAACTGACACAGTTAAAGCTGTGGCAGAAGAACTCAACATCAAGCCAGGCATCTTGAAGAAAGCTATCAAGATCGCGCACAAGGCGGAATTCGGTCAGACACAACGTGACCATGACTTGCTAACAACCATCCTCGAAACCACAGGTAAGACTCTCTAATGTCATACGTTGATGCTCTACACGCAAAAGACAAAGACGAAATCGTTGTCGTTGAACGTGACGATGCAGGCAAACGCAGGTATGTAACTCATCCAGCTAACTACACATTCTACTATACTGACCCTAAGGGTAAGTATCGTGGCGTGAATGGCGAAACACTCTCTAAGTTCTCTACTAGAAAGCGTACCGAATTTCAAAAAGAAATGCGACTACACTCTAGCAAGGGAATCTTCGAGGGTGATATCTCGCCAGTAGTTAGATGCCTAGCAGACAATTATTTGGGCAAACGTGCTCCGAAGTTACATACGTGTTTCTTCGACATTGAAGTAGACTTCGATCCTAACAAAGGCTTCGCACCTACTAATGAGCCGTTCAACCCTGTTACTGCTATCTCTCTGTATCTAGACTGGTCAGAAGCACTAGTCACCTTATGTATTCCGCCTCGTCATATGACGAAAGAAACTGCACAGGAGATTGTCTCTCAGTTTGAGAACACATTCATTTGTGAGAATGAAACAGAAATGTTTAATCTATTCTTCGACTTGATCGAGGATGCTGACATTCTAACCGGCTGGAACTCTTCAGGGTACGATATTCCATATATGGTTAATCGTGTCACCCGTGTTATGAGTAAAGACGACACGCGCCGTTTCTGTCTACTTAACCAACTACCAATCGCTCGTACTTATGAAAAGTTCGACCAAGTTCAGGAGACATACGACTTAGTTGGTCGTGTTCACTTTGACTATCTTGAACTTTATAAGAAGTACA